AGTCAAAGAAGCAACAATTAAGTTGATCCAAGATCACATCAAAGAGAAACACCCTGAGCTGATGCTACTAGAATAGCGTAATTTTTATCTAAGATATAATGGATATTCTAGAAAAAAATATGATAATTACAACATCAGAAATGCTTTTAATATAAACACTCTATATATGGATTGGTCAGAAGACATTGAATCTGTCTTGGAAAATATTAGAGTCAATTGTGTCCTTTTGAGTGAAGAACACAAAGCGAGGTATTTTGCATTGAAAGAGAACCTAAAGTACTATAAAATTCCAGTCATTGTGTTAAACGGGTGTAATTCCATTTTTTCAGTGGGATTACAGCCGTATGCTGACCAACAGGCGATCAGTATGATAACCTGTGTTTTGTCACTGGTTTGTTCCATTATTGGATCAATTGAGTTATTTTTGCAAGTTCAAGTCGGGATGGAACAGGAAATGATTAGTCAAAGGGAATATTATTTATTGAGTGTAGATATTTTTAAAACATTGACTTTGGGAAAAGAACATCGTCCTATTCCCGCCAAAGAATACCTTGAGAGAATGTACAGTGAATATTGTAAGCTTGTTGAAAACAGTAATGCTGTAGCAAAACGTCTTGAGGATAAACTGACTCAAATTCCAAAATTAGATTTAAAACGAACTCCCCTACGTTCTCTCAGTATGGAAATGGAGCAAAGCATCGTTTAATGCTGATAGAGACAAAACATATAATAATGGAAATATATATTCAAGATAAAATATATACAATAAATAAATGAGTAATTTAGTGCTTCACGCTATCGTAATGAAGAAACCTGCCTATCGTTCAAAAGAGGAAGCATTGAAGAAGGCAAAAGAAGATTTTAAACATACAAAGAAATATGTGAGAGAAACGGGAACATCCTTTCGTGTAAGAGTAGTACCAAAACAACAATTCCAAACAAAATTTGTATCTAAAAAAATAAATCCTGATATGACTCTAGTCTTTGGAACACCAAACGAGAAATACAAGGGTGGAGCGATTTCAACAGATGAATTGAGTAAATTTGTGGAGGCTTCTTACAAGAAGAAAGGAGAAGTACAAGATGTGAATGGATACAAGATAGACAATGAACTTTCTACACGTCGTAACAAGGTTTATACCAATGACAAGGGTGAGGCTGTGGTGGCTATAGCGGGGACGGATAATATGAAAGACTGGTCTAACAACCTTTTGATTCCTTTCGGGTTGCATTCTGAAACTGACCGTTACAAAAACAGTGAAGATACACTTAAAAAAACAAATGCAAAATATGGAAAACAAAAAGTATCGGTGATAGGTCATTCACAATCGGGTCATATCGTGAATGATTTAGCAGATCGGGATTTAATCGGGTCAGAAGCGATTGCCTACAATCCTGCGATAATAGGAAAGTCAAACAAGAACGTTAAGGTGGTCAAGTCCGAATTAGACCCCGTCAGTCTATTCACACAAACAAAGAAAGGTGATGTGGTCATTAAACCGACTTCTTACAATCCTTTTAGGTACAATCCGCTCACTTATCACAGCACAAAACCTTTGAAGAAATAATTTGGTTGTGTAATTGAAATAAAATTGAATATAAAGATAAAACAGTAGAAAACAGTAGGAATGCCTGACTATCAAAATGGAAAGATTTACAAGATCACAAGTGGAGAACTAACTTATATTGGTTCAACTTGCGAGCCTACTTTAGCGAGGCGATTGGCGGGACACGTAGGACTTTGTAAGAGTTGGAAAGAAGGAAAAAAAAATTATATTACTTCTTTTCAACTAATTGAAACAGGTCAATATGAAATTACTCTTATTGAACTTTTTCCTTGTGGAAGTAAAGACGAACTGACTGCTCGTGAGCGATTTCATATTGAGACAAATAAATGTGTGAATAAGAATATTCCAATGCGATCAAAAGCAGAATGGAGAGAAGTTAATAAAGAAACTTTATCAGAAAAAAAGAAAGCATACTACGAAGCAAATAAGGAAGTATTTTTAGAAAAACAGAAAGCATACAATGAAGCAAATAAGGAGGCACGGAAAGCATATTTAGAAGCAAATAAGGAAACTTTATCAGAAAAAAAGAAAGAATGGTATAAAGCAAAGAAGGCACTTACTTTGGATTAATTTCTTATTTAGAGTTTCTTATCAAAACTTCTTACAATCCATTCAAGTACAATCCATTTACCGCTCACAGTACAAAACCGCTTCAGGGGAAGTAATCCACTACCAAACAATCAGAAGGTTTACCTGTTCTAGCTTCTTGTTTTTTGATGAGTGCTTCCATATCTCTAAAATTCATTCCTTCTCGGATACATTGAATAAAAAAGATAACCCAACGACCACACGTATTTACGTTTGGTGTATCTGATTGAAATTCAAAATCATTCTCTTCAACCTTGAATCCCTCTTCTCTCGCACTCTTATAAAGACGCTTGACCTCATCATTCTCTTGACCGAGCATTCTCCGAATACACTTTGGAACAATATTGATACCTTCGTGTGGAGACATCCCGTACGAGTCACACCAAAAGACTGTATCTCCACGACGGACAAGAACACACCAATGACCCGAGTTTCTCTGTGTTTCAATCAAAAGAATTTTGTAATCAAACTCTTTCTCTAATAACTGAGCCATTGTTCTGTATTTCTTGAGTTCTTTATAGGTGATCAAGTTCTCGGGTGCATCAGGCAGATATTTGTTAAAATCATCATTACTCAACATCTCTTTCAACTTTCGTTGGTAATAAGCGACTCTAGCTTCCATTATATCTATACTATTTTTTATTTCTAAGATTATATTTTATTAGGTAAAAATCCAAAATAAAAACCTAGGGAAAATATAATGTACAGTTCAGGATATAATCAACGATATACTATAGGAAAACAGTCTGAGGCACAAATACTTCCTATTATCAAAGATTTCTTCAAACGAGAAATCACACCAACGGAAGACAAGTATAATGAATTTGATTTCAAGGACGAAACCTACAATTACGAACTCAAAACACGAACCAATAAAATGAATCAATATCCTACCACAATGACTACACGAAACAAGTGCAAACCTAATTCCATTCTTCTTTTTAAATACACAGATTGTCTTGCTTACATTGAGTATGATGAGGAACGATTCAAACAGTATGAAGTGTCACAATACACACGATACGAAGACAGAGCTACAAGGGATCACATATTTATACCTATAAAAGATTTGTCCATCATCGTTTAGAGATAAGGGACAACTATTTGATGTAAAAATTTGAAATATCTTGGTGTCTTATACATTTCAACATCATACGGATATTCGCACTTGTAATGGTTTGTAAAAATATAGAAGTAAAATTTGTCTCGGTCATTATCCATTATTTCAAAATCAACCCTTCTTAAAGCTTCGTCAATGATGGATACACTCATTCTATTACACTAACTGATTATTTTTTATTTAGATTTTCTTCTAAATAATAAACAAAACAATTGAACTTGATTCTGTACTAGTTCTTTTGCAAAAGTTCTCTCAATCGTTCCAAGGAAAATAGTTCCTTATAATATCCAATAATTTCCTTATAGGAGATTGATTTTTACCAAAGAAATCTAAGAAATCTAATAGAAGAGTAATCTTTGAGTAAGAATTTATAAATTATTACTTATTAAATCTAGATTATTAAAAATCTAAATGTAAAAATCCAATATTTATAATAATATAATTTTAGAAATCTAATTATTTGATAATTTAATGATTATTACATGTAATAATCATTAAAATATAATAAAAAAATCCAATATTTATAATAATATAATTTTAGAAATCTAATTATTTGATAATTTAATGATTATTACATGTAATAATCATTAAAATATAATAAAAAACTAAATAGTAATAAAAAACTATTTAACCGATTCTAATTATTTGATAATTTAATGATTATTACATGTAATAATCATTAAAATATAATAAAAAACTAAATAGTAATAAAAAACTATTTAACCGATTCTAGTCAAATGATAAGAAATATCACCAACAGTGCAATTTGCAATATTAGATTGATAAACAAATGTTGGCGATTGAAGATTAGTAATACTTTGAAACACACTTGAAAAATTGACATATCCTAAATTGTTAC